ACAGTTATAACTCCTGTTCCCGAAGCGTGTCCTTGAATTTTTACTTTAGCCATTCTTTACTCCTTATTTAAGCTACAACCCAAGTCGAGCCTGTTGGAACAGTGACTGAGTAACCTGTGTCTATTGTAATTGGACCAGCTGTAATTGCATTATTACCTGAAGTAATAGAATAATTTGCTGATATAGTGTGTGCATGTTCCCATAGGCCCATTGCTGTAACATTACTACTGGCTGTTGTATCTGTCCAAGGAACATTAACAACACCTTGTCCAGAAGCGTTTATTTGTAATCCATAGGTTCTGGCTGCTGTAGTAGTTATAGCACTGGCTGCTGTTGTTTGTGTAGCGTTATCTTCTAACTTTATAAGTCCTAAAGCACTAGAGGTTGCAGCACTATAAGTAGTATCTGTGTCTGTCCAAGGCACATTAACAACTGCTTGGTCACTAGAATTTAATTGTATTCCATAAGTTCTAGCTGCTGTTGCACTTACAGCAGTAGCAGCTACAGACTGTTCAGTATCATCTTCTAACTTTACAAGACCTAAGGCACTAGAAGTTGCAGCACTGTAGGTTGTATTAGTGTCTACCCAAGGTACATTCATAACACCTTGGCCATCAGAGTTTAACTGTAAACCATAGGTTCTACTGGCTGTTGTGCTTACAGCAGTAGCTGCAACAGACTGGTCTGTATCGCTAAATAGTTCTAGGCCACCTCTTACAGTTGTAGTTGCTTCCGGTAAAGTATAAGCAGTATCAGTCCAAGGTACATTGACAACCGCTTGGTCGCCAGAATTTAATTGTATTCCATAAGTTCTACTAGCTGTTGTACTTACAGTATTAGCAGCTACAGTCTGTTCAGCATCATCTTCTATCTTTACAAGTCCTAAAGCACTAGCAGTTGCAGCACTATAGGTTGTATCTGTGTCTGCCCATGGTACATTAACAACTCCTTGTCCGTCCGAGTTTAATTGTAAACCATAAGTTCTTGATGCTGTGGTACTTACAGCAGTAGCTGCAACAGACTGGTCAGTATCACTGAATAATTCTACACCACCCCTTACAGTTGAAGTTGCCTCCGGTAGAGTATAACTACCTGTTCTTACTGCTGTGACTGTGGATTTCTTAGAAGTACCACCATCATTAATTAATATTTCCTCAGAGCCTCCGAGGGTACCTTTACTTGGTAAGGCGGATACTTTAGTTGTTGCCATGTTTACTCCGTAATAATATAGTTAAGTGCAGAAGGTATAGATGATTCAATTACAAAAAATAGTCCAGTTGATTCTGTTTCAATTTCTTCTTCCGGTGAAGTTGCTGGTGAACTATCATCAACTCTTCTTCTAAATAAATAAACAGGAATGAATAGTTTTTGCTTTTTAGTTAGCTTCCATCTCACAGCCTATCTCCAAGCATCTTATTACCAATTCTTCTACGTTGTTCTATGTCTGCTAACCTGTGTGTAAATTCTTCAATTAAAGGAGCATAGGATACATCAACAGGAACAACTTTTCTCTTTGCTAATTTATCTGTATATGCTTCTGGTTCTATAAATGTACCATTAGATACACTTTTATGTAAATCAAATGGTGTCGCCATTAAACCTTTTGGTTCCGGTAATGATGACATCTCAGGTAAATCTTTTTTATCCTTCTGAGCTTTTAATTCAGAGCCAGTTTCTACTGTAGGCTTAGAATATTTCATATCCTTTACTGGGTCCAAATCATCTTGTGGACCTAGCATCTGGTCTAATACTTCCTGAAGTTCATTGCTTTCCTCTTCAAAGGAACCCTCTTCGCTTTTAAACTCTAAGCCATTATCCTCTAAAAAACTAGCTATTTCCTCAGGAGAAGCCCCAGGATTTTCAATTCTATACGCCTTCTCTGCGAGTTGATTATATAATTGTATAATCTTTTCCTTAATTTTTTCTAATTCTAAATCAAAGGAAGTATCATCAAATAAATCAGCTATATTCATACGCCTCCTAATTAGCTAAATGTAACCCCCTCCGTGAAGAGGGGATTGTAGTTTAACTAACTAGCTTATCTATCAGTAACGAAAGCAAAACCAGCGGCATCACGTAGCTCACCAACACCATAAATAGTGTCAGCAGTATACAAGTCACCAAGGTACTGTTGCATGTACTGAGTTTGAGAACGAACACCTAGCTGCTCGACAAGAGCCATTGAATCTTTATGAATCAATAGTCCAATGTCATGAACAACTGAACCAGTTGCACATTGAGTAGTTCCCATAGCGTTAGTAACATATACCTCAATACCATAAATCATACCGACTTTACCAGTCTTGATAGCGTTACCATCACCAATGAAAGCTTGCTCAGTATAACGAGCAATTCCTAACATGTCAGTATACTGACGTGGAGTTAGGACAAATGCACGTCCATCTTGAGGAACATCTGCTAAGTCTAGCTTCTCAATCATACCACGGATAGCAGCATCGCCACCAGTAGATAATGCGATAGCATCACCAACACCGCTTCTATCCCAATCAGATAGAACACCTGAGGCATTAAATACCTGTGCCTTGTTCCAGCCTGATGCTCCAGTTGTGCCACTACCGCCATTCAGCTTCGCAGCTGTGTTAAACAAGTCTAAGTCGACTTGTGTACTTAAAGCGTAGCCAGCATCTTCCGTATAGAACCTACGTAGAGAGCTCAATGCTTGAACCTCTGCCATATCCTCTATCAGCACTGAATATTCATAGTGCTTGTCGATGCTTAATGCTGTGTTTCCATGAGTATCACCTTGAATCTTAACCAGTGAGTTCTCTCCCTTTGCTGTCGCAGAACCACGTACCGGGGTTGGGATATTAATTGTATCACCCTTCTTCCCTTTGTGGCCTATACGAGTTACCAGATTAGCTATTACTAGATTTTTCCGATAACTAGCAATTACTTCGTCACTCCACAACTCTGGTATAAACGTTGCGGCTGTTGTGACTGTTTGGTCGTTAGTACCAATTACACCTGTTGCCATTTATATATCTCCTATATATCTTATTATTTTACCCTTCCCTCCGCATAAGCTTGATAGATTTCATCTGCCAAGTTATCATAACGTGAAGGGTCGGTCTGTTTTAAACGTATTAAATCAGCACGCCTGTAAATTTTCTTACCAGCGGTTGACTCTCCGGAAGCTCTTGATACTCCTTCACCTGCTTTCATGGCTACAGTCCTTTTACTTTTTTTATCAGCATTTACTTCTTTCGTTTTGGAAATCATTTGTCGTTCCTTCCAAGTTGTTAAAAGTTCATCAGCTGAATCAAAATCATAAGAGTCTGCATCCTTATACATGCGTTTTCTTATCTTGCTTCCATTAACCCATTCCTGAAATTCTCCGTCACCAACGACTTGTTGAAAATCTGGATGTGCTTTTTCGAGTTGTTGGGCAGTCATAGAAGCTTGTTGCTTCTGGTTCTGTTCCGTAAACTCTCTGAATCGTGGGTGATTATCTATAATTTGTCTGACCGCTTGTTCAGGGTTATCATAAAAATCCACTTCTTCAGCAGGGTTGGTAGTCGTTTGCCCTTGTTGATTTATCTGAGATTGTAGGTATGAATCAGTTAGTTTTCTAAGCTCACCAATCTCCTGCCCTTTACGACCTAGTTCTTTCTCTAGGTTATCGTAGGCTTCAGCTATTTCCGTTGCGGACTTACCTTGAAATTTCTTTGGAAGTTCATGCTCTTCTTCTTGAGCTTGAATTTCTTCCTCGGTAACTTCATCCTCTACAGCTAATACTTCTAAAGACTCGTTTACTTGTTCCTTTACTGGTTCTTCTGTGACCTCAGGGTCTACAATTTTACTACTCATGCTTCTTACCTCCGTCTATTTAAGATTATGGGGGTTATAAAAATGTTAGAGCTGGTACTAATCCAGTTGTTCTAACGCTAGTTTGGTAGATTCCTCTAAATTAAGAAAAATATTTAGAATACCTACCTGTCCTCTACGTAATTGTAGAGTCTTTTCATCTTCAATATCATAGATTTTTTCTAATGATTCCGCTAGTTTTGTGTACTCATTCATAAGTTCACGCCAGCCATCATGTTGAAACATATCTAATCTTTGTTCTAATACTTCTTGGTCCGTCATCCGTTCATAGCCTTAGCTAAATTAAGGACAATCTCTGAGTTTAGATGTTCTACTTCAGGAACATTACGTGCAGTTTCTGACTGTATTCCTTTTATCTTAACCATCTTCTCAGCTAATTCTAGTTGTTTCTTAGCTAGAGTTTCATTAGATGTCTTATCACCTGATTCAACTTGTAGCTTCTGTGCTTCCGCATATATCTTATTAATCTCTGCTTTAAGCTCTTCTAGTTCAAGCATTGATTTCTGCATTTCTATTTGCTTAACCTGTTGTTCCTCAGGGTTAGGCTGCATCATCTGTTGTATAGCTTGTACTAATTGTTGTCTATTACTTAGGGAAGAGTTCTCAAATATACTTGTTAATATAACAAAGAAAGCAGGAGAGCCTTGTGGAGTCATGGACAATAACTGAACCATTTGAGTTGTTTCTAACTCTTTGGCCATTATGCCTAGACTACTATAAGCTTTAAATTTAAAATCTACTGCTGGATATCTTTCATTATCAAACTGTATTTTCCTCCAAACAGTCTTATTAATCATTGGAATTAAGAAGGAATCTTGGAAGTTCATTAAGGTTCTCTTCTGACGTTTGATAGATGCCGCTTGGAGCATTGACATTCCACTAGCAGTAGAGTTGCGAGGATTAGCAAAGTTACTGTTAGCAGTATCCATAGCACCAGTACCCATTTGAACCATACGTTCTAGCTCTGCGGCTTCAGTAAATGTAGACTGGGATAGACTACCGAAGTTAAGAGGCATTAGAACAGACTTAGGGTCGCCATTAGTGAGGATAGTTTTACCCGGCCTAACATCAAACTTAGTTCCACGTGGTAGACGAGTAGCGTCAAGACCCATCATCGGGTGTGTCGTGAGTGCTAAGGCATCAATACGTGCTCTCAGTTCGGCATCTAAAGCTTTTTGGGGGTTGTATCCCTTCTCAGCAACACCCCTTCCCCAGAATTTCGTTGGTACCCTGTCATGTTGGTAGGCAATAAATGGCCTATCGTGCATCATGTATGGGTTCTCTGCTGCTCTTAATACACATGAGTCATTAGCAATAGTAACAACTGCTTCAACTAACTCATCATCTTCATAATTGAAGTTATCAATAGAGCTTGCGTTCTTTTTAAGGAATCGTTTAGGTACTAATCCCCAGTATTCTACAATTTTTACCTTGTCATCTTCATTGTTGACGTTACTAAACTCATCATCAAAACCAAAATCTGCTTTATCAAAGTTACCAAGAGGCATATCATTATATATACCATCCTTCATTCCCTTGGTTATTATGTAACGTGGCTTAACAACTACCTGTGCAACACCTAAAGCCTCATTAATAGTAGTGGCTGTAGGGTCTATAACAAATTCCTTTGGTGAAACCGATTCTACTTTAACACAAACATAAGGAACTTCCCTTGTTTCCGTCATGGTTGTAAGGGTTCCGGGTACTGGTTGCTCTGAAGGAACTATTTCTATCTTGTCCTGTACGAGTACCTTGCCAATACCTGTACCATATATGGCACCATTGAGCAAACACTCAGCAACAGCATCCTTTACTCCGTCTTTCGTTAAATCTTCATGAAGTAAATTACGTACATATTCTATATCCTGTGGATTTCTGTCTAATATGTCATCAGCAACATCAAACCAACGATGGCCGCCAAAGGTAGCTTCCTCTAACTCAGCAACTGTGGCCTCAATGGCCTGTTGTGTGGCTGGAGATATTAGTCTACTCTTCTCTGATTGCCTTGTTCTGTCATCATTAGTCCAAATACCACGCCATATACGATAATATTCATCCCATTTGGACTGATAATTAGAATTTCTATGTTCTTCCCACTGGTCTACCCTGTCTAGTACCCATTCCTGTAACTGTTGGTATGGTCCTGAGTAATCTTTTTCTTCCATAAATTAGTATCCTGCTATTGCATCCATAGGTTCCCACTCATCTAACTCTATACTTTCAGCGAAGTCCGCAACACTTACTTGGTCTATATAAGCAAGGCTATCCAGTAAGTCATCATGACTTTGTGGTGAGGGGAAGTCCATCATTTGGGAAATAAAATGGTCATTCCAGTCAGCCTTTCTAAACTTTATCTTACCATGCTCTAGTCGTCCTTGTAACGACCATGTAATTCTATCTGTCTTTCTTTTTCCACCATGAGTAACATCAGTTATGTTTACCCATCTTCCTTTAGTCCTCATCTCATCTTCGAGATAAGGCATTATAGCATTTTTTAGTGCACCTGCCTCAATTCCGACAGTCGTTGCCTGATTGTCAATCGCAGCCTGTAATATTTTAGTAGCAGTTTCTTTAATACCCCATCTACCATGATATATATCCTTTACTAGCCATTCATCTCCTACAATTTTTACTACTGATATTGCTGTTTCATCTAACTTACTTGATTTTAAACCTCTATCCTTACTTGCTTGTTCAAAACCTGCTGGGTCTACAGCTACTACGTAATGACCTATTGTGTTTTCTTTGAAGTCTTTGTCATCTTCGACATAACTAATCCACTCTTCCTTAAATATGCCGCCACTAAAGGATTCGAAAGTCGCTTCAAATTCCTGCCTAAAAGCTTGGGTAGACATTGTGCTTTTTGCGGCAGCAATTTCCTTAGGGTCAAGTAGCGGATTGTCTGTGGAAGAATATTGAAAAGCTTCCCAATCATTTTCTTCATGTGCATCTTGAAATAGTTTATAAAAGTGATTCTTGCCTGCTGGTGTACCAATAAATAATGCACCACCTTTTACGTCAGCCAGAGTTGGTCTTAAAATCATTTCCCAAACTTCCGGTTTCATACTAGCATACTCATCTAGTACAACGTAACTCAAGCCTACGCCTCTTAAAGTGTCCGGCCTGTCACTCCCTTTTAAATAAATTTTCCTATCGTTGATTAAAGTTAATACTGCTGTATTTTCATGGGCAGCTTTAATAACATCCTGACCCAATTCCTTTAACATACCCCACATAATGTCCTTTGACTGTTGGAATGTGGGGCCAACATAAAATACGTCCTTACTATTACTCTGGAGTGCATTAATTAATAACACCCATGCAGCTAGTCTTGACTTACCAAACCTTCTACCTGCTGAAACTACTTTAAAACGAGCCTTAGATTTAAAGATTTGCATTTGAGCATCATGCAAAGATACCTTTATATCTGCCACTATTCTTGGTCAATAGCGTCTACTACTTCACCTTCAAAAGTTTCCTGTTCCTCGGCTTCTATCTTCTCTATTGCCTTTACGGACTCAACAATAATGTTTATTCCTAAATCCCTATGCTCATGTTTTATTTCAACTGCTTTATGTGCTGGTATTATTCTATCCATGCACATCTTTAAACAGTGTCTGTCGCCAGCCAAGGCCATTTCGATAACTTTATCAACTATCTCTGGTCCTTTAGCGGACAACACCTCTCTACTTAGAGCTGTGTATTTGTTAACCGAGCCTACTGGCCTGCCAACTGGGTTCAATGAAGGCATTCCTTTGTAAAAGTTTGGATTACCTGATTTCTTTTTGGTTTCCTTTGCTGGCATACCTTTGTCCTGTTATCAAAAAAGGGAGGTTCTATACCCCTATTATACCACCACTTCCCTATGATTGCAAGAACTTTCTCGAAATAAGCTACAATTAGCCACTTTTAGCTACATTTGGATTAGTAAAGTTCTATTATGGTCCAAACTTCGTTTCATGTGCTAATGAGCTACACTGCGTGCGTGCGGTTTTCCCATGGTGGGGCCCCCATTGCTATCAGTGGCCATAAATGGGCGGGCGTGGGCGTGGCTTTAAATGGCCTTAAATTGCTTTAAATGGCTTTAAATTGCTCAGTCATGGCCAGCCATGGCCAGCAGTGGCCAGCGTGGGAAAATGAGAGAATAAGAGCGAGTGATAGTGGTTTTTAATGACTTTGCATAACAGTGTTATGCGATTAATGAATATTTATTTTAGCCAGAGTATTGCAATACAGGATTAATCTGGTATATTTATA